GCTAGGCCGATCACAGGTTTGTGGCGGCGCCCGAGGCGGTCAGATTGGTGTAGCGCTTCAGCGTGATGGTGCCGGTAGCCTTGCCGGTCTGGGTGGTCTTGATTGAGCCACCGCCGGCGTAAATCCAGCGGTTGCCAGTGGCCGCGTTGATAGCGTCGGCATAGCCACCGATCTCGATTACAGGGGCGCCGGTGATGACGCAGGTGCCGTTGACGTCAGGCAAGCTGGCCGCCAGGAGGGCGTTGGCAGCGCTGGTTCCGCTCGGGATGAAGTTGAGCGTCAGCGTCAGGCGGTTGTTGTAGCCGATGTGGCCGACGACCTCGCCGGAGCTGTTGCGAACCTCCTCGGTGTCGGCCTCGTGCGTGATATCGTAGCTCTCGACATCCGGTGCGACGTAGCCGGTGACAACGAGTGCGCCCGCTGCGTCGTAGAGCGCCATCGTGGCCGGTGATCCAAAAACGTATTTTGTGCCTTGAGTATTAGCCATGGTGAGTTGTTACAGGGTTGCGGAACAGAAAAGGGTGAATGACCTGGTAAATGTCCTTGAGCGATTAGAAATGGATGATGCACCGAAATCAAGCGGGGCGGCGAACTGGGCGGTGAAAGGCCCGCTGGCGTGATCCCCATCGGCATCCAGCACCGATGCACCGTTCGCATCGAAAAGCGGCAGGATGAGGCTGTCCAGCGTTGCCACGGTGGTCAGCACGTCGGCCTCGTCGGTGTCGTCTGCCGATAGCTGCAGCTCGACCTCTATGTTGACCTCGCAGGTAAGATCGGTGCGCTGCATCGGCCGCGCGGACGTCGACGAGATAACCACCCGCGGGAAGTTGGGCATGGTGTCCTGCTCGTCCGGGTCGTCGTACAGGCCGCGGCTGTAGGAAGTCAGAAACGACGGCGTGCCGGCGCCGGCCCCGGACCAGTCTTCAGCGGCCAGGTAATCGACGAGCGCCTTCTCGGCTCTGGGTGCAACGCCATTCATTTGATGTCGATGCCGTTATCTACGAGCACCTGCCCATTGGCAAGTAGTGCATCGGTCATGTGGGTCTGCAGCTCGGCCAGCTCGTCGTCGTATGCCTTTTGCATGGCGGCATCGTAGATGCCCTTGACGCGGCTGAGTTGATTGTCGGCGATGCCGGACTGCATCAGCACCGAGGCCGTGGGATTCCATCCTGGCACAGCTTGATAGCCTTTGGCCCTGGTGCCCTTGTGAACGGCGATGTTTTCGGCAGGCAGGCCGTATTGGTTGGCCAAAGAAACAAGGGCAGCATTCGGTTTCCGCGGCGGTTTGTAGCCGGCCGGCTTCACAAGCGGTTTCCACTTGGGCTTGTCGTATTGGCTGAATCCCTTGTTGAATACCCGGATGGCCTTGACCACCCCGGAGCGCAGGTATCCGACCGACCCGATGGCCTTGCGGTAGACAGCGCTTGCGGCTGCCTTCATCTCCTCGCCATAGAGACCGCGGCGCCCGGCCTTGCGTTCGCGTGCCTGTGCGATCAGGTGGACCCGGCGCAGAAGACGACTCTTGCCGATGCGTTTGCCGGTCTTCTTGGAGACCCTGTTGATGTTGCCGAGAGGCTTGGCCAGATATTCACCGATGCGGGTCCGCTCGGCCTGTGGGCTCTTGGGCGGCACCAGGACGAACAAGCGCACCATCAGGTAGAACATCCGGGCGTTCACCGCCTTGTCGAGATCACGGGTGGTGGCCAAGAGGTATTGCTTGAGCGCAGCGTCGAACCTCGAGGAATCCACCGTGATGTTGACTACGGGCCTCATTTGGTCTTAGCCCCGAGATCGAGGCTGTAATAGGCGCCGGAAGCGTCCACACGACACGATAGGATGCGCAGCGTGCGGCCCTGGTAGACAAGCGTGCGCCCGACCACCGGCCGGGGCTTGCAGAATGTCAGAGCGATGCGGTCGGTGTTCTCCAGGAGAACGAACCCGGAGTCTTCACGCTGCAGCCTCGAGAAGGTCGTGCCCTGGTCGAGCGTGTAGAGCGTCGAATCCATCGAGACGAGCGTGCTGTCGCAGGTCTTCCAGTCGCTGAACATGACCAGGATCCGGGATGTCACGTTGTCCTGGAACCCGCCAGCCACCGGGGTGTTGGTATCGGTTACCGCGGCCGGGATGCACCGGATCGACGAGCCCTCCCAGATGAACATCGGCGCCCCGAGCATTTGCTGGAGCACCGTCATGCCCTGCTGGAGACTGGATCCGATGGTGGTCATCAGCAGGTGAAGTAAACGCCCGAGACAAGGATCCGGCTGGTGGCTTGGAGCTGGCTGGCCAGGCTCGAGATGTCGCCGGTTTCGTAATGGCTGAGCTGGCAGTAGGACGTGCCGCCGACCACCTTTCCGATCACCGCGGTCTTGGCCTGCGTGGTGGCATTATCAAGCCAGATCGAAACCGCGGCATCATAGGTCGACGTATCGGGCAGGCTCAGGCGCAGTTCGCCGGTGGCGCTGCCGGTCACCGAGTTGATCGTCAGATCCGCGGTGAACGTGGTGACGAACCCGATGGACGTGTGCCGAGCGGTATTGACGGTGAAAGCGAACGTCCGACCACCGCCGGAGTCGGTCAGCGTCGGCACCCAGGTGGCCGGCGCCACAAGCGGGAGCGCGGCGTAGATCTCGTCGAAGTTGTCGTTGATCTTCTGGCCTGCGCCACGGAGCGTGTCGCCGGTGTTGTCGTTGGCGATGGCGCCGATGTTGATGGTTTGCTGGGCCATGATTTAGTCCTTCGGTAGTGCGTACCATCCCTCGTGGATTGTCACGCGATTACGACTTCTGACGATGTTGCCGCTGGCATCCTTGGCCCAGACATGAGCCTTGACCGATTCAGCCAGTCTTACCGGCTGCCCCGGCGGGACCATCACTACCCGAGTCGGGGTGCAGCCCTGCAGCAGCAACACGAGCGGCAAGATCGTCGCGCAGGCGGTTATCACGTTGGCCGTCTTCAAGCGTTTGATCCTTCTGGTCGATCAGCTTGTCGAGCGCTGCCTTCATCAGGCCCTGCGAGAGGCTGGCTAGTGGGTCCATGTTTGAGCAGTTTGGCGTGGAAGGCTGCCGCCCATGCGAACACGCCGGCCAGCCCGCAGTTGAGCATGATCTCGCTCGGCGGCGGTGTCGATAGGGTCAGGCAGTTGAAGAGCGCCCCAGAGGCCGTCAGCGTCAGCGAGAGGCGAAGCAACAGGCTGCCTGTCATCGGCCAGCGCCGGACAACACCATCGGTGCGGTAGAGCATGACCAGAAAAGCGGAGACGCCAGCGGTGAGGATTCCGCTGGCGACTGCATTCACGATGGTCAGTGGGCTCATTTCTTCTTGAACCTGTCGATGACGAACTCGACGCCGTGAAGGCCGAGGAAACCCATGATGAACGCGGCAGCGTATTGGGTGTTGCTGTCCTGCATATTGAAGAATTTAACCACTACCGGGGTGAGGTAGTTGGCCGAGAGGGTGCCTGCGAGGAGCGAGGTCAACGTGGTGAACCAGTTTTTGTGACCGTCCTTCTTCACGTTGACCAAGCTTCCTGCGAAGCCTGCGACGAGTAGGCCAATGTTGATGCCGATATCGCGCAGGTGGTCTTTCATGGCTTGTCGTCGGGCTTGGCGTCCTGGGCCTTGAGCGCGGTGAACATGGCACCGGCACCGCCGACAGCGGCGGCAATGGCACCGCCCATGTCACCGGCGATGGCTTGTTTGATTGCGACCGAGAGCGCGGCGAGCAGCACGGCCACGCCGCCGGCGGTGGTTTTCCAGTTCTTCATTCGGGCTTGGCTTGGGAGGTTGCGGCAGCAGCTTCGAGGATGTCCACTAGCGGAAGGCCGACCTTCATGTTGTTGACGTTGCCGGCCTTCATGCCAATGACCAGCAGCTCATAGAGCTGGTTGAATTGCTGGGGAGTGAGTTCGATCTTGATCATGCGGCGGGAGCATCAGCGACCACGGGCGCGTCCGCAACGATTTCCGGCGTCACCTGCGGCAGCATCGGAGGCACGATCATCACCGGCGGAGCCCACGGCAGCGGCGGAGCGATGACCGGAGGGTTGATCTGGTCGTTGATCTGCGCGGAGACGTTGGCTTCGATGGCCGCCTGATCGACGCCATTGGCATAGCACCAGCCGAGAACCTGATCCTGCGTGAGGTCAGGATACGGAGTGAACGATCCGGTCGGAGGAGCGAACGACGCGCTGCCGTAGCAGGTGCCGCTGTACTGATCCTGCGAGCCGTTGCAACGCCAGTCGGCGGTAATCACAACGTCCGTGAGACTGCCTTCGGTCGGTTTGACCAGCAGGCGTTCGATGATCCAAGAGATGGTAATCATGGTGGTAGTAGATTAGTTGGCAGCAACCCAAGAACCGCCGCTGTAGAAGTACAGCTTGTTGTTAGTGGTATCGACGACGATGGGAACACGGCCAGTTTTGGCAGTAGGAGTCCCAGTTGGAGTGCCAGCGCAACCTGTGACGTAGAGGAAACCATCGGTGGCGGTAGTGGCAACGGCGGCAATTCCAACAACAAAATTTCCAGCAGAATCCAATGTTGCGCGATCATTGATTCCACCGCTACCGAGTCCGAGATACTTGGATGTATCAGCGCTAACGCGCCCATTGCCAGACGCATCGACTCCTACGATCAGATCGGCAACGCTGTTGCCAGCAAGGATTCCGCCAGCCACAGCGGTACTAGATTTGAAAGCACCAGCAAAACCGGAGGCAACAACGCTATGTACTTTGTATGCAGGACTCGCAATCCCCACGCCCAACCCCGTCGCGTTGAGGGTCATTCGGGTGCCGCCAGCGCCGTCGGTCCAGATACAGTTGGCAGACGAATCAATCGTCAGAACATCCGTGTTCCAAGTGTTGTTCGTGGCACGGGTTGAGATGCGGAAGTCGCCGCCGTAAC